CACCACCCTCTGAGACAATATCAGATATATCGTCCCCATCATCAGGAACATCGGGGGTATACTCGACGGATTTCTGTATGGGCGTCGTGTTCATGGGCGGTGTTGGGGGCATCATGATACCTCCCATCAGACTGGAAATATCGAGACCGGGCCCCTTCATTTCGTATTTCTCACCGTTGGACGCCGGGGGGGACGTCTGGTTACCATTGGCCATGGTATTTTGAACCGCACTCATCATATTGTTTACCAAATCGGGATTTTGTTTCATGACATCATTCATATTTGGCATGACCTGTTTGAACATACTGTTCGTGAGATGGAACATCATCGCACTTCCACCAAGCATCATGATAAGCTTGACTTCGGGGGCGATATTCATCTTCGTGCGGTACTTCACAAAAAGTTCTTCAAACACTTCATCGTAATCATCCTGTGTCTCCATGACATTTTCCGACCAACCTTCGAGCTGAATATCGAATGGGTTGTACCGCTTGTTCAAGAACTCTAAACCAGTGACACACGCAATCAACATACGTCGGGAAAATTTAACAGATTTATCAACCTCGATACTGTACGTAATACGCTTCACCTCTGTTCGGAGTTCATCCACGGGTGAATACGCATTCAGACGCTTGTTCACGTTAAACCCTCGCTTCTCTAAACGCCCGAGTTTGTTTACGAGGTCGGACTTCTCCTCGTCGATCGTCTTATAACCAGGTGAAGGTGTATCTTCGGGTGGTTCCATTGGACCGTAGTCCATACTGGGTCCGTTATCATATGGTGTTTCGTCTACGTATTCTCCGTGATCAACGGGCTCTTCCATTCGAGGGGGTGCTGGGATACTTTGCTTCACTGGGTTCGCGAATGCGTCAACATCTTCTTGAAATCCCATCGAAGGTTGAGGTTCACGACCTTGCATTCTTTGTACGACGGGTGGTGCGACTGTTCGTGGCCGTGTAAAATCTAGCTGGATCTCATCCATCATGGCTTGTTCGTTATCATTTAACTTCATGACAGAGGTGTCCCCTCTGTCCAGAATAATTTCACCGTCCATTACTCTGTATAATGAAACTAATCTTTTCTCTTTAACGCACTTAATAAAAAAAATGTCAGTACATAGTACATGAAACTCGATAAAACTAATCGGTCGACACTCAAAGCTATCGCTATCACGATCATATTGATTTTGATTATCACTGCATTATCGAAAGGTAGGGTGAGTATGTACCAGCCCAAATCTATCAAGATCCAGCCTGTATCGGAAGAGCCATTCACTGGTCTTAAAAGCAGTGCGGAATGCCTGAATGACAGTGTATACTCGACGAGCCTCGGTGGTGTGTGCGGTGGTCAGAAACTCGTCCGCGACCACGCGAACTACAAAATCGTAGATTAGAAATATAGCCAACACTTCCCATTTCCAGTTAAATTTATACCGAATTTTTAAGTGGATAATTTCTGTGTGTATTATAAATGGCTCTCGTTACAGCGCCTCAGCCGACCATCCCCGACTTTGAACATGAATATCACACGGTTATCGTAGATACTTTCGATCAACCATCTTCTCAGTATTCCAATGGAATAAACGCCCTTTTACCCACACCCCTGGAAAATGTTATCCAGGTTGAATTACTTGCTGCTCGGTTCAAGGGTATCGGTGCGAGTACCGAACTTATTCACGTTTCGATTGATGAGTTGAAAAATACATTCTTCCAACGCGCGAAGAAAGATTTAGATGTTAGTGGCCACAATAGTATAAACGGATCTTTCGGTTCGATCATCACTTCCGGAAACACAACACTTACTTTTAAGAATGAATACCCTATCTCTCAACAATATTTGACACCCATTCGTAAACTCGATAGGTTAAATGTGAAACTGTACAAGCAAGATGCTGTCGATATTTTGGCTACTGCTCAAGTGTTTTTGGTGTTTAATTTTGTATGCAAGAAAAAGAACTTGATGTGATCGTTTCAGGGCGTTACGTGTATACAATTTAAAAAATACCATTATTATAATAAGTATGTCATCCGGAATCGTACAGCTCATAGCGGTCGGCGCTCAAGATGAACATATTATCGGAGACCCTGAAATTTCTTTTTTCACGTCGACGTTCAAACGACACTCTAACTTTTCACAGTCTCTAGAGAAACAAACAATACAAGGGGCTGTGAAAAATAATTCCATGTCATCTATCCGGTTCGAACGAAACGGTGATTTACTCGGGTATACATACTTTACACTCGATAATAACACTAACTCTGTTGATATTCAGGATTGGGGTAGGGTAATTGATAAGGTTGAGCTTCTCATCGGCGGACAGGTTATCGATGTCCAGGATCACGATTTCACCGAAAAGATTGCTATCGATACGTACGCACAAAATGTTACTAAAAGTTCTAACGGTACACACCCAGGTGCGAGCGCCCGGTCATACTTCTACCCACTTCGTTTCTTTTTTTGCGAAGGCCCTCAGTCGGCGATACCACTCGTAGCTTTACAGTACCATACAGTCGATTTGCGAATTTATTGGGGTCCCGAAGCGAGTAATTATAACGTAGAAGCATATGCAAACTATTACTACCTCGATAACGAAGAGCGGGGTATGATGACTTCACGTAAACATGATATTCTCATCACACAGGTACAGAAAAACATCCCATCTGGTGAACTCGTACAAGAACTCACGTTCAATCACCCCGTCAAGTATATCGCATGCTCCAATACAAATTCAGAAAGTACACTCACATCGATCGATAACAAGATTAAGATGAGTATTAACGGTACTGATATAGGGGCGTATAAATTCGCGAAACCGCATTACGTTGATATCATGAGTTATTACCATACAAACTTCGTGACGTCACCCGATTTCTTCCTTCATTGTTTCTGTCTAAACACGAGCTCACTTCAACCGTCAGGTTCGCTCAACTTCAGTCGTTTAGATTCGGTTAAGATACATAGTGAGACGAAACCGTTAATCGACCCCATATACGGTGTAAACTATAACATTCTCAGGGTGAATAACGGTATGGCAGGGCTCATGTACGCGAATTAAAATGCGATACTATATTAATGCCGAAGAACTTGAGTACTATCGGTGGTGCCACGAAACTTCGGTTCGGTAAGAACTGTCGTGAAGATCAGGCGGAAAACTCGATTGTATTCAATGCGAGTGAAGAGAAAATCGATGCGACTGGTGCGAGTGGAGTGTACATCACCCCACTTGAATTAGCGTCTGAATTTGCCGGTGTCGGCACGGATGACACGACCAATACGTTCGTCGCGTACAATCAAAGTACGCATCAGCTTTTTAGGACACAAGTCCCTTTATCTATTTCAGCACTTTCTGACGCCGGAGGAAATAGTGGAGATTTAACTGTCACAGGGAACCTGTACGTTTCCGGAAACGTAACATCGGTAGGTACTGTCGCGAACCTTCATGTGACTAATACGACAATAAAAGATGGCCTCGTTGAAATCGGTACCAATAACACGGATTTAGCCACTTTTGATTTGGGGCACATCTTCAACCGCGGTCCGAATGGTTCGAACGTCACCGTAGCATATGATGCGAGCGCTACTGAACTCGCGATCGGCTACACGGACGATAGTGCGATGGAAGTTACACAGGTCACAGTCAATGATGCCGAAACCATGAATGTTCACGTATATGGTAAACTGTACACAAACTCGAACATCGGGGCTGCGAATACAGCACCTGTACACACACTTTCAGTTGGTGATAAGTGCTTTATCGAGGGTGACGGAAACCATTCGAATGTTATCGAAGCGCGTGGCAATACGTACACGACCGGGAATGTATACGTTGAAGGTGGTCTCATCACGAATACGGGTGGTGTCACTAAAAAGACATACAGCCACCAGGGTACGTACGCTACCAATGCCTCGGTCACAGGTGCGACACTTACGTTGACGTTTTCGCGACACGCGTTTTACGCTAAAATTGTCGCACAACTCCTCGATAATGACGATACGGAGGTGAGTACGATGACCCTCGATATAGCCGGTGGTGAGCGTGGTGGTGACGCGACCCCGTTAGCTATTGCGATGGGACCTATGTCCATTTTTGGAAATACAAACACAAACCCGTGGAGTTCTGTCGTGACCGTAGCACCCACTACAGTTGCCATTAAACCTTCGTTTAATTTGTCTTCACCCGGTAATTACACCATTTTCGTCGAATACATTTCCCGTAACACATCTGGTGAACTTACGAGTTTGACTGTAGGTACGGGTACACCCATAGAATTCGGATACTAAATACTCTCTCCAAATGACCTGTTCGTCATTTGCAAAGATGTTTTTTATATAAGCTAACTATAGATGGCGCATACGAACGTCCAGTTAGTTTCAGGAAACCTCACTACAGGTGGAGATGATCCTACGTTTTACATCGATCGGGTTAATAACAAAGTTGGAATAGGAGATGTACCTGATATAACCGGTGTCGAAGCTGATACAGCCACGTCAAACGTTTTACAAATTACCGGGAGTGTACTCGCAACAAAGTATCACGGCGACGGATCTAGTCTGACGGGTTTATATGATTCTAAATGGCTCGAATATTCGGGCGACGCGTCCAAAATTTATTATAACGGTGGAAATGTTGGGATCGGAGAGGATAACCCAAATTACAAGTTACATGTAGCTGGCGACATTTACGCAACCGGTGATGTCACCGCATCTTCCGATAGACGCCTCAAAACAGATATCAAGCGCATTGAAGGAGCTCTCGATAAGGTGTGTGCCATAGGAGGGTACACGTACGTGATGAACGATAAACCGTCTACGGGCCTCATCGCACAAGAGGTTCGAGAGGTTCTCCCCGAAGTCGTACACGGTTCAGAAGAGACAAGTTACTCACTCGCGTACGGGAACGTCATAGGGTTACTCGTCGAGGCTATCAAAGAATTAAAAGAAAAAATCGGTTAATATAAATGACGAGCTTAAATACCGTTTCGACATTATTCGGTGGTACGGCACCTCACGGCCTCAAAGAATTATATGGAGTAAATTTCAGTGATGGTAATACGTCGGCACCCGCGTCAGGTCCTATTAATTTACGAGCGTTTAATGGTAAAACCCCATCCCGTTTCGTTGAACAGCGTGTAAAATTGACCGCATCCGACCCCGCGCACGGTGACACATTTGGAAGTTCCGCGGATATTGACGGTGACACGGCTGTGATCGGATCGATCGCGAACGATGATCATGGAACCAATAGTGGGTCCGCGTATATTTTTACTCGTGATACAGCTGGGGACAATACATCCAGCTGGACGCAGCGTGTAAAACTGACAGCGAGTGACGCTGCTGCATTTGATTATTTTGGTGGATCTCAAAGCCGCGACGGTGTAGCGATAGACGGTGACACGGTAGCCATATCAGCAGTGGGAGGTGATAATAAAAGCAGTCGTGTGAAGGTCGGTGGAGCTGTATATGTATTTACCCGCGATACACCCGGTAGCCTCACCTCTGGTTGGACACAACGTGCAAAACTAGTACCGAGTGACACTGCTTCGCGTGATAATTTCGGTATAAGTGTATCTATCGACGGTGACACGATGGTGGTAGGCTCATATGGAACTAGTTACAGGGGAGCGGCGTATGTATTCAGACGCACTACACCCGGTACCCTTACATCTGGATGGACGCAGGTCACCAAAATGACAGCGAGTGACCCTATTAATAATGCCCTGTTCG